AGCAACATTCACGACAGTAAATACATCGCCAACGGTCACCGTAAACTTAAATGGACATGGTTTTTCAGCTGGAGATCTATTTACATTTACTTCAGTCACACCACCTGTAGGTGCAGGATACGTAGCAGCAGATTTTACAACAAACACATTTGAAGTCGTAAGTGTTGTTGACGTTGATAGTTTTACAATCACAATGTCTTCTAATGCAGCAACCTCTGTCTCTAACAGCGGATCTGCAACAATTAATCCTTACGTTGAGGTTGGACCATTAAATCAAACAGGAGGGTATGGTTGGGGTACATCATCATGGGGTGGAAAGTCAGGAATTGTATCTACACTTAACGGAGCTTTAGCAGATGACACTCAAGGTAACAATGGGTCTGCAACAAACATAACGTTAACATCAACAACAGGATTTCCAACGTCAGGGACAATAAAAGTTGGAGCTGAGTTTATTTCTTACACGGGTGTATCTGGAAACGATCTAACAGGAATTACCAGAGCAACAGCGGGAACACGATCTGCACATTCAAATGGAGCAGGTGTTGAATTTTACATTGCTTGGGGACAAGCTAGTTTATCAACTACTGTAATTTTAGATCCTGCCTCTTGGTCACTAGATCATTTTGGACAAATACTAATTGCTACAATTAAAAATGGTAAAACATACAATTGGGATCCTTCAGCTGCAAATGCTTTGAACACCAGGGCAACAGTAGTAACAGGAGCACCTACTAAGTCTGTAATGTCAATAGTATCAGAACGTGATAGACATTTAATCGTTCTTGGAACTGAAACAACTATTGGTAGTGAATCATCTCAAGACAAAATGTTTATAAGATTTTCTGATCAAGAAGATGTTTCTACATATGCACCGACATCAACTAATACTGCTGGAACATTTAGATTAGACTCAGGGGTTAAGATAGTAGGGGCTGTAAAAGCGAAAGATTATATTTTAATTCTTACTGATACATCTGCTTATGTAATGCAGTTTGTAGGACCTCCATTTACCTTTAGTATAAGACAGGTCGGATCTAATTGTGGACTTATTGGCCAACACGCACTTAAATATGTTAATGGTGCTGTTTGGTGGATGGGACAAGCAGGAGGGTTTTTTGTTTATGATGGTACAGTTAAGAATGTGCCGTGTTTAGTTGAAGACTTTGTATTCACAAGTAAAGGAGACAATTTAGGTATAAACTACACTGCTGGAGAACAAGTATACGCAGGTTTAAATCACCTGTACGAAGAAATCAATTGGTTTTACTGTAAAGATGGCTCTGATCGAATTGATAGAGTTGTAACTTATAACTATGCAGAAGGACTATGGACAACTGGATCATTATCAAGAACGTCTTGGCACGATGCTACTTTGTATGATGAGCCTTATGCAACTGAATATTCTGCAACAGCGACACCAAGTTTCCCAACTATTCAAGGTGTAACAACACAAAATGGTGCGTCAACATATTACGAACATGAAGTAGGAAATAATCAAGTTGATTCTGCAGGTAACAAAACAGCTATACCAGCTTTTATACAGTCAGGAGATTTTGATTTAGATATAGAAGGTAATGGTCAATTCTTTATGTCAATAAGAAGATTTGTTCCTGACTTTAAATTATTAACTGGAGATGCTCAGATAACAATAAATTTGAGAGACTACCCATCCAACACTGCATCGTCATCTCCACTTGGTCCATTTACAATAAATAGTTCTACTAATAAAGTGGACACAAGAGCTAGATCACGTTTTGCAAATGTAAAAGTTGCAAATCTTTCAACAGATCAAAACTGGAGATATGGTACTTTTAGAGCTGATATACAACCTGATGGAAGAAGATAATGGCTAGAATTGATGTGCAAATACCTGAACCTACACCAGTTTATACTGAAGAAAACCAAAGACAGGTTTCACAATCTTTACAAACAATGAAAGATAAATTAAACACTTCTTATCAAGAAGAAATTAAAAATGAACAAGCTACTTTTAATTGGTTTATATCATGACAATTAGATACAAAAGCGATACCTTTGATTTAACAACCACTAATATTACGACTGTATTAACATGTCCTGCTGATGCAACAATATTAGTTAAAAACATTGAAGCTGTTCATAACACAGCAAGTAATGTGGACACCGATCTACTCATTAGAAAATCTGGTGCTGCTTCAGATGTACAAGTTGCACACAAACAACTAAATAAAGAAACTTTTAATTTTGCATTAGCAACAATAAATTTAGAAGCTAGTGATGTTCTTAAGATGCAAGCAGATACAGCTAATGAAATATCTGGTTTAATAAGTTACGCTTTGATAGACAGATCTCAAGAAAATGGCTAAACAAAAATTTACTCACTTCGTACCTAGACCAAAACCTAAGAAGCGTCCAGGACGTCACAAGAAACGATTAAACAAAAATGAAAAAAGAGATTTTAAGAAATACGCTAGACAAGGACGTTAGTGATTCAAAACATACTTAAAACATCAATCTATAAGGGAAAGATAGAAGAACCTATATTAAATAAGTCAATCATGACAATGATTAATGATTGTATTCACACAAAAAATTTTAGAATTGAAAGTAACCAAGGTGGGTTGCAAACTAATAAGTACGATGCAAAAGTTAATGAGAAACTATCAATAAAAATATTAGAAGAATGTGCAAAGTATATTGATTCCTTACAAAAAAAGAAACAATTTAAAATAACTTTAAACGGATTTTGGATTAATATGAATATGAAAAATCATTTTAATATAGAGCACATGCATTATAATTATCAAAATAAATTTTCTGGTATATGGTATGTTCAATGTGGTAAGGGTTCTGGTAATTTAGTATTTAAGGGTAGAGATGACTTTGTACCAGTGAGCCAACTAGATCAATATTTTGATGACGACTTTACAAATGAATATGAAATTGAACCTGAGCCTAATGACTTTATTTTGTTTCCATCCTATTTAAAACATTGGGTTAAACCTAACTTAACTGAAACACCTAGAATATCTGTGGCTTTTGATATAGGTTTTATTGACGTATGAAAATTATAGACAACTTTCTTAATGACGAGGAATTCAAACCTATTGCAGAAACATTTTTAGGAGAAGAGTTTCCGTGGTTTTATAATGATGCAATATCTGAACGTGGTGATGACAGGTTTCAGTTTATACACGGGCTATACAAGGACTGCACATTTGTTTCAAATTTTGCACCACTTATGTTTCCAATATTAAATAAACTTAATATGTTTATGTTAAAAAGAATAAAAGCAAATCTTATCACAAGAACAGAAAAACAACTTAAGTCTGTGCCACATATAGATTTTAAAAATATAAAAACAGCTATATTCTACGTGAACACGAACAACGGATACACACAATTCGATAATAAAACTGTGCCTTCAGTTGCTAATAGAATTGTTATATTTGATAGTAATCTTAAACACTCATCTGTATCTCAAACAAATACAAAACAAAGGGTGGTGATAAATTTTAATTATGTTACACAGGAGGACAATGAAAATTAAAGGTGATAAAACTAGTATATATTTTGCTTTCAATGATGAAGAGATAGCCAAGATAAATAAGGTCGGTTATATACAAATAGAAAATGCTAATAGAAAGCATTTTTTAAATATGATGATGGGTCTTTGTGTAGAGTTGAATAGATCTATTGATGAGGAATTTGCTAATTTACTTTCCAGTGGAGATACTGTAGAAAGTAAAGGTAGCAATGAAAAAGTAAATAAAATAACAAGTGTTAAACCAGAAAACATAACGGAGGAACAATGGCAGAATTACCTAAAATTCCTGCAGAAGCAAAAGAAATCATAAAACATAAAAGGACGGGACAAGTATATGCTGATAAAGCTGCTTTTGATGCTGATGTTGCTGATCCCAATACTGATACTACTTCTGATGATTTCAGACAAGACTTGGAGATAACTGTAGCTAAGCTTACACTGCAAGGCAAAACTAAAAAATAATGAAACCTAGAGGCGCAACTGAACTTCAGTTGGAGATGTTAAACAAACATGTTCCAAAGGATTTGTTAGATCAATTTCAGATATGTACATCGATACCAGGCAAAGTTCCTATCGATGCAAGTAAAATAAATATTCTTTGGCAAAAGAATTCATACGACCAACCAAACCTTCAAGAGTTCTTTGGTAATAAAAAAAATCATAATGATTATGATTGGTATGTATTTAATAGTCATTGGAATTATGAAAAGTTTAGATATTTTTTTGATATACCAGCAGATAAATCTGTTGTTATAAAGAATGGTTGTACAAGTTTTCCTCAACGTAAAATTTATAAAAAGGGTGATCCGATAAAAATTTTACATCACAATACACCTTGGAGAGGTTTAAATGTAGTGCTAAGAGCAATGCAAGATATTACTGATCCAAATATTACTTTAGATGTGTATAGTTCTACACAGGTTTATGGTGATGATTTTAAAAAGAACAACGATGACCAATTCAAACCACTTTATGAACAAGCAGAAAAATTACCAAATGTGAATTATATTGGTTACAAATCAAATGAATATATTCTTGAGCATATGACAGACTACGATTTGTACGTTTATCCAAGTATATTTGAAGAAACCTTTTGTGCTTCAGCACTTGAGGCATTGTCTGCAGGGGTACATGTAATTACTAACAACTACGGAGCTTTATATGAAACATGTGCTGAGTGGCCTGTATATGTCAGCTACTCAGATAATTACCTTCAGATGGCTAAAGATACAGCAGCGGCTATCATAGTAGCTTCACAATATTTACATGAGGATCACATACAACAACATTTAGAAGAACAGCAAAAGTTCTATAAAAGATTTTACAATTGGCAAAAGAAGGGTGCAGAGTGGGAAGGTTTTTTGAGAGGAGCACTTAGTGAGCATAAAGCCTAGACCTAAGATTCCGGATCAAGTTGCTGCAGTTACACCACTTTGGAAAACGGACACCGAACAAACACAACAATTTAAATTAAAATTAGATACAGCACCTTATTCTATATTTGTTGCAACTCCTGTTCATGACCAATGTTCAATACATTACACTCAAGGACTGCTTGAATTTCAACAACTTTGTATGAAGAAAAATGTTAAAGTGACATTTCAGATAATGAAATCTTCTCTAGTCACACAAGGTAGAAATTTATGTGTATCTGGTTTCCTATCATCTAAATATACACACATGCTATTTGTTGATTCGGATATATTGTTTAATGCTGAATCAATATTTAAAATGATTGAAAGAGACAAAGATATCATATCAATACCTTACCCTTTAAAAACATTTAATTGGGATAAAGTTTATAAGAAGTTTAAACAGGGTGAAATTAAAAACCCTCAAGAGCTTGGCAAATGGGCTAATATATATCCAATGAAGGTGGCAAATGAAAAAGATATTACCGTAGAAAGAGGTGTTATCGAAGTTACTCATAGCCCTACTGGGTGTATGCTTATAAAAAGAAACGTATTTGATAAACTTATACAAAAATATCCTGAAAAAGCTATCGTACAAAAGACCGTGATAAATGGAGAATATATAACTAAACCCCACATGTGGAACTTCTTTGACTGTTTACATGATCCTGTTGAGAAGACATATCTTGGAGAAGATTTTGCTTTCTGTAAATTATGGAGAGACATAGGTGGTCAATGTTTTGCCTTTATTGACGATCCTATAGCCCATATAGGAGAACATCAGTATGAAGGTCGTTTTGCGGACGAGTTGATATTACCTAAGTAAAATGGTAATATTATACATTAAAGATCTTTTATAGGAGAAATATACTAAATGTTAACATTCTTACCCTACGCATTAGCAGCCTACGGAGGTTATCAAGGTTATAGAGGTGCCAAAGATGCAGGTGCAAGCGGAATAGGAAGATTACTTGGAGCTGCTACTGGTGCATATGGAGGCTATCAACTAGGAGCATCAGGTATGAATATGATGGGTCAAAGTTTTACTCCTTATTCACAATTAGGCATGAAGTATCCTTCATTAGCAATGT